GTAGGAAAGAAGGTCAACTTCTCTTGCAACTCTTATCATGCGCTTGCACCCCCAAACACGGGAACTTCATATTTCCCCAATGTCAGGTTGTCAGTAGAACCGTTGATTTTTGTGTTTTCAATATCCACAATGCCCTTGATTGAAAGAAGCCTTGTTTCAATTTGGCTGATACGAACCACCAAATAAGCGGTGTCAGCCCACCCCTTACGCAATTCTAAAAGATAGTCCTGAACGGCTGTATCAATCGAATTCTGCAAATTCGACCAACTGTAACCTGTATCAAAGGTGATTTTGGTTTTCAGGGTAACGGTGACTTCCTTTGCACTCTTGACCGATACCACATGACCGATAGGGGCAAGCCCATAACCTTCACCCGCATTTTCGGCGGGGTCAATGGTGTTCTGCACGGTCTGAATCAGGGTATCAGAAGCAACGCCATAATCAGAATTCAGGATTGTAAGCAGCACCGTTCCCCCGGTTGTCAGCTTCTTTTCTGCTGCCGCCATATAGACATTTGAAAGCCAAAGGGCAACTTCCTGATCCAGCGTTCCAATGATACCTTCATACCATGTTTTCACCTTTGCCGTTGGTATCATGTCAGCGGGGCGAATGTCACCATTCCAAACCCTTGTTACTTTGGTGCTTCCAACACCCGGAATAGCGTTCGTTTTTTCAAGATAATCCTGAACATTGCCGCCGAACGCCTTTTCATTGAAGGAATCGAAATAACGCTTTCGCAAATCTTCCGTATCTTCTTCATCCTCACCCGGAATCAGAACGCCCGTAAGTTCCGCTGTTTCCAACCCTTCAATATATTCAATCGGGATCATTGTTCCCAACTGCTGATTTCCGACAATGCCGGGGGTTTCACACTGTACCTGATATTCACCATCAGCGATTTTTTCAAGCACAATGAAATTCAATGAACTAATATTGAACCGCTGTCCTGTAACATCAATGTTTTTCGGTGTGAATTCGCCTTTCAGAATTGCCTTTGTTGCTTCATACGGGGTGATACCTCGTTCCTTGCAACGCCTGATAAGAAATTCCCTTGAAGCACTATCGCCGTAGGCTTCCGCAATCAGGGTGTTCAGCTCCACATACAGAAGTTGAAGTTCAATCGCTGTTGGGGAATGGGTGTCAAAAATAACCGAACCTTCCCGCTTGTCGAACTTGTCAGATACCCTTGCAAGCATTCGTTCAAGAATTTCTTCATAGGTCACATCATACATTAAAAATTCACCACCTTTTCAGCGGCTACATCACCGAAAATTGTATGTGCGGTGAATGTAACCAAAACTTCACCCTTTTTTGAAGTGTCGAATTCAAAGTTATCAACGCTTTCAATTCGTTCATCCCATGTAAGGGCTTCTGTGATACGGCGTTCCAATTCCGGGCAAACATAGGAAACGGGTTCGCCGTACAGGTCAATCAGTTCAATCCCATAGTTCCAAGAATACATAACATATTGGTATCGTTCCGTGGAAAGGATTTTGAAAATAGCCTGTTTCATCGCTTCCTGTCCGTCCGTATATCCACGGATCAGGTTGCTTCCCAACTCCATTTTATAGGTGTTGGTTGGCTGTGTTTCAATTTCAAAGTCCTGTTCAAGAAATCCTGTAACAGAAGGAATCATTTATACCCACTCTCCTTCCGTTTTCGGGATTGGCTTGATACGGTCAATCACAATATATTTTTGCCCGCCCTGTTCCCGGATAAGGACAACAGCATCGCCGTTCTGCAAAGCATTGTGAACCGTGATTTTCTTCTTGCCCTTATATTGGTGTCTATGGGAAGTAGCGGTTGCCGTGCCGCCACTTGTTACGGGGTGGGTGTGTTTCGTTTCCGCTACCGTCCAATGACTAACGGAAATATCCATTTCGTAATCAATCACATTTCGGGTAAGAACAAGCTGCCCTTCACCCAAAGTAAGTTTCTGATCCACAAGGATTTTCAGCGGGGAAGTGCCTGTCACCTTGCCGTAACAAACTTGAACAGGCTTTGTTGCTTCAACAGCTTCCACCGCTGCTTTTTTCAAAGTTTTCAAAAGTTCAACTGCATCAGGCAACAAATTCACCCCCTCTAAGTGTTAAATCCATGAAGTGTTGATCCAGTTTGAAGGTGTGCTTCACTTTCTCAACCAACATGAAATTTTTCAAATTCATATCGCCCAAAGCAAGATTGATAACAACCATGCTTCCGGCTCTAACCCGTGTATCACCCAGAGCATTCACAATTTTCAGGTTACGGGTTTTCTTGTTGTAAAGCTGCAACAGGGCATCCGCTTTTGCCTGTCCGTTCTCACCTTTGGAAAGGGTATCGAAATACTGCAAAACGCCCCATTCGTTTATATGGCTTCCGTCCTGTGCGATATAAACTTCACGCTTTCCCGTGCTTTCATTGTCATAGGTCAGCTTGATTTTGTTGTATGTGTCGCTGTCAATGCTGGAAGTGTATTCAAAATTTTCCCCGGTTTCTTCATCAATCATCAGGTATGCCCCCGGTTCGCCAACATACATTGAACCAAGGTTCTTCAATGTCAGCTTGCCGAAATCGTCATACAGGACAAACATTTCTTTGGTGTTCTGCAAAGTCAGGTCAAGGGCGTTTTCAATCATATCAAACAGGGAAGTGTTATCTTCCACCCGTGAAGCGATTTTGAACCCGGTATCTTCCAGCGTACCAACATTCAAAGAAAAGTCCGTTGCCACCATCTGAATGAATTCGGAAGCGGTCTTGTTCTCATAAACATAGGTGTCTTTGTTTTGAAGGTATCGCAACTGATCGTAAGCGGTGACAGTGATAATTTGGTCTTTATCCCGCTTCTTACTGAATACGAACCCGAAAAAAACGGGCTTACCGTCCACCTTTAGGCGAACGGCTGCACCCTCTTGAAAATTGATTATGCTGTCTTTTACGATTTTGAAGGTTAGCTTGCCGGGTGTGCTTCTTCTTTCCGTACTCCATTCAATTCCTTCTTCCGTGATTGGCAAATACGCCTTTTCGCCGGAAGGGTCAGCAATTAAAAGTTCTACATCCAAATCAGCACCCCCTTAATCAAATGTTCCTTCATCCACCCAACCATAGACATTTGAACTTGAATCCGTGTGTATCAAGTGCCACGGGTGGGCTTTGCCTGAACCGTTCGCAATGGTAATTCTTGCTTTTCCGGCTCTTGCTGAATAACCTTTCGCCCCCGGATAAGAACTGTAATAGTGTGTTCCACCGTGGAAATTCACAATGTCACCCACCTTATAGCTTTTACTTTCCGGCTTTGATTCTGTTGACCTTGTGGGCTGCACAACGGCTTTCGGTTTGGAAGCGGCGATTTTGATATTCACCGTTTTTGTACTGTATTCCCGGTACTGCTTCAACTTGATTTTCACAATCAAATCAAAACCTTCCTTTGCCTGTTCCGTGATTTTGTAATCTTCCATTGATACCTTCAAATTCGTTGCAAAAAGAATTCCACCGCTGGGCTTCATTCTTGAAACAATAAACTGGAAGGGCTTCTTACTCGTTTTCAAATTTTCAAAATAAGAAAGGAAGAAAGAAGCCCCTAAAAATCCAGCTTTATATTTTGCAAACGGATATTTGGTTTGTGGAATCCTGCATTCAAATTCAACATCCGTCAATTCAGCCTTTTTCAGAATGTTAATCTGCCCTTCATCAATCAGGGTAAGGGTTGAATTGGCATTGTTGATTTTCACGGTCAACTTGTCGGGGGTGATTGGTAACAAGCACAATCCAAGATAAAAGTCATATCCGTTTTTACTCATTATTCATGCACCCCTTCCGTGATAATATCAACCGCTTCATTCACCGCATCGGTCAGCCCGGAAACAACACCGTCCAAGTCCATAGAACCCGAAACATTGTTGTTATTGGTCTGTTCAATGGTGATTTCAGCCGTTGTAAATCTGTTGATTGCTTCCTGTTCAGCAATATCACGAAGATATTTCAAATCTTCTTCCGTAATGTCCAACGAATCCTTGATAGAACCCGTGTTGTCGGCAATATCGCCCACACCGTCACCGATAGAACCCGTGTAGTTGCTCAAATCGGCATAATCACTTGCGGAAGGAATGTTTGTGTTGAACAGGCTGGACGGGTCAAAGTTGGAAATGGTATCTTCAATACCTTCACCGAAGCTATACCCTGCATCCCACGCCCCGGAATATTCAAAGCGGTCAAGGTGATAATCAGAAGCGTTGACTTTCGCCATGACTTCCGTTCCCTTGCCAAAGGTGGAATCCACCCAACCACCAAGGGAATCACGCCACCCGGAAACAGCACCCGCAAGATTTGAACCGAAAATTGTATCAATCGCACTTGCTAAAGACTGCAACAGGGAAAGGATTGTATCAACCAAATCAAAGAACAACCGGGCGATTGCTCCCACGGGGTCATTGAACACATTTGCAAAGAAGTTCGCAAATGCCGCAATGAAGTTCCAAAGCACAACGAAAATATCAATCACAAAGTTAATCAGGGTAACGAACAGGTTTCCAATGAACGCACCCGCTACCGCAAACACTCCGCAAATGATACCAGTTGCGGAAACAGAAGTTCCCGCAAATTTGTTTACTGCTGCAACTGCCGCATAGAACAGGGCAATCAGGGCGATTATAAGAACGATGATCCACACGATAGGGCAAGCATACAGGGCGGCATTCAAACCGTTCTGTGCTGCAATTTCCGCTGCTGTGGCTGCGGTCAATGCTCCTGTTGCTGCTGCATGAATCATCTGTGCAACTGCCATTGCAACATGAATTCCCTTGCTGATAGCATTTATCATGTTCACCGCAAGCTGCCAACCGTAATATACAGCAAGGGCGGCGGCTACACCGTAAATAATAGGGGATAGCCACGACCAATTATCAGCAACAGTACCCGCAACGCTTACCAGCAAATCAAAGATTTCAAGGGCAATACCCGCCACAACAGAAAGCCCCTCAATGGCGTTATTCACAAACTGCTGGAAAGCATCACTGTTTGCAATTTCGTTCAATCTGTTCAAAACAGGCTGAAACGCCATCAAAGCGGTGTTCTGAAACGAAGTCCAAATCTGCGAAAATGTTTTCGGCATACTCGCAAATTTTTCATTAGTTTCATCAGCCGCCGCAAACATAGCCGCTTTCACAATGTCAGCCGTGATTGCACCGTCCGCCGCCATATCTTTCAACTGACCTTTGGGAACTTCCATATAATCAGCGATAGCCTGAATGATATTCGGGGCTTGCTCCAAAATGGAATTGTATTCCTCACCACGAAGAACACCCGAACCCATAGCCTGTGTAAGTTGCAACATAGCGGCATCAATGCCCGCCGCTTCCGTTCCGGCAATGGTGAACTGCTTGTTGACCTGTTCCATAAACGCAACGATTTCTTCCGAACCGCCGAAAGCATCGCCCGCCATAAGTCCAAGTTTGGAAACAGCGTCAGCCGTTGCCTGATAAGAACCCCTTGCCCGTTCAGCGGACAAATAAATCATGTTCTGCAAGTCCTGTGTGGTCTGCAATCCATCATTCATCAGGTTCAAACGGGCGGTTGTTGAAGTCAGCGTGTCGGACAGGTCAAGGACTTTCCCCACGGTCTGAACCGTGGCATAAGCTGCAACAGCACCCTTAATTGCATTCATCAGGTTATCGGCATTCACAACACCTTCATTGATTTCCTGATTGAAACGCCCTTGCTCGTCCACATTGTCACGGATATAGCTTTCAGTGTTGCCGATTGTCTGCGACAACCGCAAATAGGCTTCATTTGCCGCCCGAACATCCATATCAGTAACAGCACGGTTCAAATTCTCCTGTTCCTGAACCGCCTGATCCAACTGCCCCCTTAACCGTTCCAGTTCCGCATTTGCGGTTTCCGTTCCGATATTCAGGGGATTGTTTTCTATTTGCTGAATACGCTGCTGGATAGCCTGCAAGCGGCTTCCCATTCTTCCCGTATCAGCAACAGCACTTGCCGGGAACAGGTTGGTTTGTGCTGCCGTGCTTGCAATGCGTTCCTGTGTGGTGTTCAAAGTGTTCAACATATTGTTTGCACTTTGAACTTCCTGCTGAAATCTATCTACACCCGTAGAAGTGAAAACTTCCAAACTGTCCGTTTTCCAAGTGACCGGGATTTCAACAGGCGGGATATTTTCAAAGGAATCCCGAACCATTCTTTCCGTTTCGCTGATATTCTGCGAAAGCTGCAAATAAGCGGCGTTGATTTGAGAAATGTCCGCACCCTGCATAGCTGCATTCAGATTGTCTTGCAGTTCTAAGGTTTGGGAAAGCCTTGCCCTTAACTGCTCCAAACTTGCATTTGCAGAATCAGAGCCGATATTCAGCGGGTTTTGTTCCACCTGTTCAATGGACTGCTGCAAAGCCTGAACCCTGTTTTCAACCGCTTCCACATCATACCGGGCTTGCGGGGAAAGAACTTCACTTTCTGCCGCTGTCTGTGTAATGCGGCTTTGGGCTGCATTCAAATCCTGCAACATGGAATTCACGCTTGCAACTTCCTGTTCAAAGCGTTCAACACCTGTATTCTTGAACACTTCCAACCCGTCATAAGACTGCCATTGTGTAGGTTGCGGGGTTGGAATGTTCACGGGTGCTGTACTTACGGGGGCGGTAGGTGTGGGAATCGTGGGTGCTTCTACACCCTGCATAGCTGCATCCAATTCCTGAACTGCAATCGTAGCCTGATTGATAGAATCCCGTGCGGCTTCAATGGAAGAAGTGTCAACCTGTGCATTCATGCTTTGGTGTAAATCTTCCATAGCGGAAAGCCCAAGATTTACGGAATTGATAACCTGATACAGAACACTTGTGAAATTGTCCTGTAATTCAATAGCGGTTCTGATTGTAGCCATGCGGATCACCTACCTTTCTTTTTAGATTTTCGCTTTGCTTCCTTTTCTTTTTCCTTGTCATTTTTGATTTTGACCTTTACCGCCGCCACAACAAAGGCTTTTTCCTGTTCATCCATAGCAAGGAAAACGGAAGGTAAAATGTGCAATTTCAGAAGGGCATAGTAAGCATAATTCGCTTCCCAATCCCCTTCTTCTATTAGTTTTTTGCTTCTTCAACCTTATCCTCAAAGGAAACATTGAAGCCCTGAAACTTCTGCACATAGGCGGCAAGTTCGTTATACTCACCCGGATCATCAACCATAGCAAGCAGAAGTTCCTCCGGGGTCTTTACGCCGTAGCTGTCCTGAAGGTCTGCATCGTACAGGTCAGGGGTAACAACGGAAGCCGCAATCATACGCTGAATGTAAAGGCTGGACTTCATCTTCTGACGGTACATACCCGGCTTGCCAGTAACGGGAATTTCAATGGTGCAACTCTCCCTGATTTCCTCGTTTTCTTTGGAAGTGATATGCTTGAATTCCCAATTAAGAGGGTTGCCCTGTTCATCACAAAGGGATTTGGTGACAGGGTGCATTTCGTTAGCCTTTACCTTCTTATTGGCTTTCATAAATTTGCTAAATTTAGACATTTTATATTCTTCCTTTCTTATTTATCAAGGGCAATATAAAACCCCTTATATGAGCCTATATAAAGCCCACATAAGGGGTTATTACCCGCCGTGTCAGTGATTAGTTAGTAAGAAAACCGTCCAAGTCCTTGAACGCTTCCGGCATCTTGAAGTCCTCAAAGGTGAAATCCATATCTTCATCAAGATATTCACCATCTGCATCAAACTTTGCAAGAATGCCGCCGTCAATGTTGCAGTCAATCAGGATCATGGTCTGTCTGCCAGCCCCGGAAGTAGGATCTTCATTGGAAATCTGAATTTCAAAATAAATATCCTCGCCCGTGTCCTTGTACTGAATCATCATCTGACGGAAAATAGAAGTGTTATAGTGGAAGGTTGCCGAACCCGTACCCTTCCAGCCGGAAGCCTTGTTACCCTTGCCAGTCTTGCCAAGAATGGGAACTTCCGTTTTCGTCTTTTCAAACTTTGCTTCCAAATTGATTGCCTGCATAAAGTTATAACGGCGTGTGCCGATAGTAACAAAGCATTCAGCCAAAGCCGCAAAGACGGTATCTTTCGCTTTCATAGTCACATTCTGAATCATGCCTTTTCACCCCTTTCCTTACGCAACGGTGACGGTCATATACAGTTTAGACATTGCATTCACAACGGTAACTGCATCCGTCACAACAACAGATTTCTTTGTGTTGCCCTGTTCCACAACAACATCAGAATCAGCGAAATCTTCAATCGCTCTGATTTCTTCAAGCTGTTCATGGTGCTGGACAATATCCGACCAAAGGGAAGTTCTGCCCGCCGCATCGTTGGGAACAACGCCCAAATATTTGGTGTTGAACAGAACCGCAATATCATTTGCAATCTGATCGATCACACGCACGGTCTGATTGTCCTTGAATACATCGCCCTGCGTGTCGGAAGTAGTAACCATAGTGTTAATATCTTCAAGCACACGCACATCAGAACCGACCTTGTGAAGCATGAACTCACCCGCATCAATCGCTTTCTGCAAGTCAGTCTGCGTATAGTCAGTATCAACGGTAAATTCGCCGTTATACTTCTTGTTCTGATTGGACTTGTTCACCTCGCAACCAGCGGAAACGCCAGTCACCCAATAAACAAGGGCTGCTTCACTCCAACCATCATCAAGAACCTTGTTCTTAACGCTGATTGTGCCGTAATAGTCAGCGGAAGCGTACTGATAAAGCACAAGCTGAAACTTGATACCCATTTCATCACGCAAACGCTTCACAAAGGAATTGAACAGCCCCCTTGTGGTATCGTCCGTAACCACAACGCCCATAGTGTTGTAGGTGTAGGATTCAATCTTATCAAGATACTTCTGATAAGCCGTGCCGTTCACCGTGCCGTTCGTACCGCCCGCAAGCGGGGTTGCTGCCGTAACCGCCAGCGTTGCGGAAGTCTTGAACTTCACGAAATCATTTGCGACAAGTTCAGCCGCCTTTTCAACGGTCTGTTCGTCCACAATGTCACCGTCAAGCACCGTTTTCACATCAAACATCTTTTCATTGTCAGCGTTCTTCTGAATAACGATTTTCACATCATTGCCACGAACGCCGGAATAAAGGGCTTCTGCGAAAGTATTGCTTGCCTTTGTACCCCCGGAAGTCAGCTTGTACGCATAAAGGGTTTTGGTGTTCTGAAACAGATCACGAAGCCCCTTCATCTTCTCATGGGTATAGCCGTAACCAAAAATTTTCAGGGTGTTCTTCTGAAAATCGCCGTTGGTTACTTCAAAAATTTCACCATCCACACCCCAATCAAGTTCAAGGGGCATCGTTGCGATACCTCTTTCAGAAAGGGTTGCAGAAGCGGAAGCTGCCGAAACAAAGTTGATATATGCACCCGGCAACTTTTTGTTCTGAACCACGAAAGTTCCACCGCCTAAAGCCATATTATTTCACCTGTCCTTTCATGTAGTTTTCAATCATTTCTTCCACGGCATTCACCGTGAAAGTGGCTGTGTCAGGGTATTTCATCAGAAGGGCGTTCACAATGTCCTTTCTGCCCTGAAAACGCTTTGCGGAAAGCAACTGTTCTTTTGAAAATTTACTTTCAACAACAGCCGCTTCACCGTCAGCGGGTTTTGCGCTTTTTCGTGCTGCCATTATTTCACCTATCCTTTCACGGAAACGCTTTCCGAAAGTTCTTCCATAGGAACGGCATCTTCCTTCTTGTAAACAAAGAAATCATAGTTCACAAAGAAGTTCAAAACTCCGTCCACCGTTTCAGCATTCATTTTTGTTCCCCGTGCCAAATCCCCGGAAACGGTGATATATTCAAGACAATCAAACAGCCGTTCCGAAACGGCGTTGCATTCCTCTTTCTTGCGGTCTTTGTCAACCGGGAAATACTGAATGCACATTTGATTGGTCTTGAAATACCGCTTCCCAAGGAAAACACGGTTTGTCGGGTTGATACAGAACACAAAAAAACAAGGCTCTTTCAAACCTTGTTCAACGCTTTCTGTATATGTGGTGTAGTTATCACCAAATTCAGCATTTAAGGAAATGCTGATACCTTCAATTATAGAATTTATCATTTCATGCACTCCCCTAAAAACTTCTTGATTTTGCTTTCAAGCACTTTCGGGGCTATGTTCTGAATTTCCTGTTCCGAAATCGTAAGCATGAACCGACCTTGAACCCACCCTTGATGATTGGCTGTCCTGTGTCCGTATTCCACATAACTTGCATACTCAACAGGGTTGACAATCTCAATCACAACGGTATTTCCAAAGTGATTTATTTTCAGGGAATCAGCGTATGCTTTCGCATTGCCTTTTCCGCTGCCGCTTGCGGCTTCTTCATGGGTTGCGGAAGTCCAGCCCCGGCGAAGTGTACCGCCTTTTTTACCTGAACTTTTCGGGTACTGCCCGACAGGTGTTCGCTTGATAACTTTGGCAAGTAGGCGGGCGGCAAGTTCCTTTGCACAAGCATCAATGAACGCTTCAACATTGCCCTGCTGAATTTTGTTCAACTGCTTTTGAAGTTTTTTCAAATCTGCCGCCGTAAAACCGCCCATCTTACCCAATCAAGCCCACCCCTTAAACAGTTCAAGCGTGATTTCTTGATGACTGGAATAAACGGCGGGTTCACCACTTGCGGAATATTCGGCTTTTCTTCCGTCCTGTTCCACTATGATTTTTGAACCCCCATTTACCACGATTTCCGGCGATATGAATAACTTTGTACTTTGGGAAATTGCCGCCGCTGCATCTGTTTGAACAACGGCGTTCAACTTTTCAAAGGATAATTTGCAAGGCTGATTTTCAATCACGGTTACTTCTGATTTGCGGGTGATTTTGGTTACTTCATCCCGCATATCACGGCGTTCAACAATGGTGCAAACACCTTCATAGGTGCTTTCAATCGCTTTCCGTGCCGCTTTTCGGGCGGCTGCAACTGTTTTCACCATTTGATTTTCCTATAACAAGAAAACTGATCCCTGCCGTAAGTCAGAAGATAATTCAGGAAATTGTTCAATCGCTGTTCAGCGGTCAAACTTCCTTCCCCGGTTGCAAATACTGTGTTGGTGTCACCCGTCTGTATCTGCTTTACCGCAAAATCCAAATCAAGCCCTGCAATGCTATCCGGCGAAAAGGTTTTCTTTGCCGTTAAAAATTCACCTACCGCCATATCAACAGCGATATTCACCAATCCGTCAGGTATAGAAGATACATTGCAATCATTCTTGATAGTGTTTTCCACTTTCTGTATAGAAAAATTCAGGATGATTTCATCACCATCCTGAATTTCATATCCGAAAGACTGCAAGCGTTCCTTTACCATATCCAGCATTGGGAATCACCGCCTTACTTAACCACGGGAAATAATGCGGGCAATCGGAATTGCCTTGTGTGTAATACAATCCGTGCCGTTGCTTACCAGCGACCAGTTCTTTCCGTTTTCCAGTTCGGCATTAGTCGGGCTGTTGGTTGCCTGACTTGCTTTCAGGTAGGAAATACCAGCCACGGAAACGGCGTTACGCTTACGGGAAATAAGGGTATCTTCACCGCCACGGGTCTTTGCATCACGAACCATTTCGTAAGGCACTTTTGCGCCGACAGGCTCAAAGCCGATTGCACCTTCACCAAGAATATAGGTGGTGTAAAGGGAAACATCACCGCCCGTAGAACCCACATTCTTGACCTCAACAGGCATAGAATCATCAATCAGAACCAGTCTGCCGTTCCAAGTTGCCATACCAAGATCACGCTCAACGCCTTCTGCATCCGTGTATTTCAGGTATGCAATCAGCTTCATGTTTTCAAGGTTGGTTGCAACAGTGGAATGACAAATAACAAGGCTGAACTTCTGCTTGTTATCGCCGCAAGCCTGCTGAATTGCACTGTTCAGCGTGGTTGCACTTACCTTCATAGCGTCCGTAGTGACCGCATCCGTAGAAGGTGCGGAAATATCGTAAGTATGGGCAGAAACAAAGGCGGCGTTTGCGGTCTTTACATTGCCCGTACCAGTGGAAGCCATAGCGAAGATACCTTTCAGAATAGAAAGAATAGTATCCTGATCTCTGTCATTCCAATAGCGGTTAATCTGATTACGGACATTCGCCATAAAATCAACGCCGCCCGTCACATCATAGGAGAAATCCGCTTCCGTCCAACCCATCATTCGACCATAAGTGAAAACACCCTGTTCAAAGGTATCAGTCTTTTCCGGGGTAAGGTTGGAAACACCGTCATAGTTCTGTGCATCGCCGCCAATCAGCCCAAAATAGGGAAGAACGGCGTAAACAGTACCCGTCTGACCGTTGTTGACAAAGGTTTCACGCAAACGCTGATCCGCAACGATTGCCCTACTCTCTTTCAGCTTATTCAGCTTCACATTCGGGATAGCAGACATATACTTCCCGAAAGCTCTTTCATTAAAACTTTTCGCATCAAATTTTGCCATCGTTATTCAATCCTTTCTTGAACTTTTTTGAATTTTGTTATTCAGCATCAGGGTTGTTTTCGATATAGTTCGCCAGTTCCTCATAGGTCATTTTGGACATATCGACTTTCGTTCCCGGCTTTACTCCACCGGAAGCACCCGGCTGAAATCCCTTGAAGGTCTGCTTGCCCTGCTGCTTTGCTTCAAACAGGTAAGAATCCGACTTCTGAACGGCGGTAAGCTGTTCATCCCACCCGGTCAGCTTGCCATCTTCACCAAGTTTGACTTTGGAAGTGTCAAGCAACGCCTTAACTGCCTTTGCGTTCTTTGCTCCGGCTGCGGTCAGGGCGGCATCAATGGCGTTATCCAGCTTCAACTGTGCCATTTCCGCATCGTGGGCTTTCTTCTGATCGGCGTTCTGCTGCTGCAAGGTTTCAATCTGCTTTTTCAGTTCGGCATTGTCACCGCTGGACTTCTTCAAATCCTCAAGCTGCTTATCTCTATCAGCAACAGACTGTTTCAGGGTCTTGTTTTCCTCGTTGACCTCATTAAAACGGGCTTTGGTAACAAAATTCCCGTCAAGGGAATCCATAACCTTCTTTGCCTGTTCCTCTGTCAGCCCCATTGCAATCAAATCTTCTTTTTTCATAGTTTTGTACCATCCTTTCATTTCCGTTGTTTACCGTGGGTGACGAACCACGCAATGAACCTTGTTCTTTACCGTCTGCAATACGAAAAAGACGATTTGCGGGGGTTACTGGATTTCGTGAACTGCTGCTTCAATCATGGCATCCAGCTTATCGGCATCAATCGTGATACCCTGCTTGTTCAGCCAGTCCAAAACATAGGCTTTCTTTTCCTCGCCACGGTCAGAACCCTTGTAAAGCTGTTCTGCTGCCGCAACAGCGATTTTCACCCAACCCATGATTTCCTTCTGCTGCTGAACGGTGGTGTTCTTCTTCACGCACGGAACGATTACGGTTGTAATCACCGCACCGAAAAGGACAAGTGCCGCCTGTGCAACGGTTGTCAAATCAATCATATCTGTTACCCCCTTTCTGAAAAATCGACCTCATATAATCAGCATATACCGTTGTTTTCAAGGTCTTTGATATAGCTGTTACCTGAAAAATGGCATGAAAAAAGCACCTTTGAAAATAAACTTTCAAAAGTGCTTATTTCTTCCGCTTTTCCTGTTCGTAATACTCACAATTTGCGGTGTTGTTGTAAACCTCATTCGGTTTATCACCGGGTTCAACCGGGGTGTATGGAAATACCAATTCACCGTTTGAATACTTCAACCGGGAAGCGGTACTTCTTCCGTAAATGTGGCACACGGCTTTTTGCCATCCACATTCTTCACCGCTTACGGTGGTTTTGTCACGGAAAACGCATCCCTTACACTGTGAATAGTGGTTCAAGGCGGTGTTGTCGGTAAGGACTTCATCCGCATAGCGTTCAGATAATGTTTTCTTTTCCATGTAACCACCTTCTTTCTGTTATCGTTGCGGGGTCTGTTCAATCACTTCAAGATCAATGTAAATCATGCCGGGTGTTTTTTCAACCTTTGTCACACGGAACTTTGTTCCCTGCTGCAATATGATTTCCGATTCTTGACCGAAAGAACCTTGCTTTGCAATACCATCCCAATTCTTACCCCCGCCATTTCCGAAAGCCGAAAACGGTTCAACATACATCATTTGTGTGCCGGAAGGGGCGTAAATATTCAGGATAATATCACCGCTGAACCCTTTGCCTTTGGCAACGCCACAAGAACAAAAGCCGTATTCAGTCGGTGTTGTATTCAAAAGCAACTGTTCCAATTCTGCCTGTGTTGCACTCTGCAAGCGATCCATAGGAACATTGAAGAATTTGTCCATACCCTTAAATCTACAACCACGCTGCAACCAAAAATCTTCCTTATATGTCGATTTGGAAATAATGTCGGTCATAGCGTTTATTTCTTTCCGCATCTGACCGGGCTTCCAACCCTGATAGGAAACGCCGATTTGGTCTAAATCCACATTTCCAACACCTAAGAACTTTTCGCTGCCGTATTCAATACCACGCAACGGTTCGTTGAATTTATGATAGCTTTGGGTGTAGTCATAAATTGCATTTTTCTGAATCGGTGGGGAAGTGCGCCAAACCTCACCGCAAGTATCACGCAAAACATCGTCCGCTTCTTTGGTTGTTTTTGCCCAAATAGCGGCATCCTTGCGTTCCTGCGAAAAGGCATCGTCCATCGAATCAATTATATCACCTTGTTCAAGTTTTTTCAAATCGGCTTGAACTTTGGTGATTTGGGTTTGAATTTGCTTCAACTCTTTCTGAATGTCAGCGTAGGCTTTGCCCTCTGTATCAAGTTCTTCCAACTGCTTGTATAAATCCTGATACTTCTGCATTAAATCGGGATCAGTTTCAGTAATGAACTTCCCTTCATAATACTTCTTCTTACCCTCAATGTTCAGCCCCGCCCAATCAGCGGTTGTCACATCCTTGTTGTACCAAATGCCGGAATAGGTCTTGACCTCGAAATCATCAAGCTGTTGCTGAACGGCGGCTTTCTGTGCTTCAAGTTCCACTTGCTGTTTTGCAAGGGCTTTCTTCTGCTCTGCAATCAGCTTTTCATTCAACTTCTGCTGCCACTCTGCTTTTTGGACTTCAATGGCTTCCACCTGTGAATGAATGTCTTTCAGCTTTGCAAGGTCATCCCCATCCGTGAAATCTTCAAGGCTTCCAAAGTCCTTCAAGACTTCATCGAATGTCCAACCCCCGGAAACGCCCTTGAATTGGGCTTCCAAATCTTCAAGCTGAACATCTGCATCAGCAATTTTCGCTTGCAGCTTCTTCTTTGTCAGATATTCCTTCTTTGGTTTCGGCGGTTCAGGTTCTTCATGGTGGGTGTAGTGAAGGGCTGAACCATCGTCCAGCACATCAAACCCGGACTTGTCGCCGCCATCAACAAAGGTTTCCTTCCATTCCTGATAATTCATATCATCGGGAATATAGTAGGTTTTCCCGGTTTCTTCATCCCTTGCCGCCCGTTCACCAATGTCAAACTGTTCATCGAAATATGGAACGGTTGTTGAACGGCAATAAACATGAAACGGCGGGGCGGTCACTCCCGGCTGATAGTCCTTCATTGGAAAATGCTTCCCGTCAAGGCTTCTGCAAATATCGGAAGTGTGGGAATCCAGCGTTGCAACAATTTCATACTGTTCAACGCCCAAACTTTCAAAGCAATCCTTCTGTGCGGCTGAACTGAAATAGGCTTCTTCCGTCATTACAAGCCTTCCGGCGTTGTTTTTAGAAGTGTTCATCTTCTTTGCAAGGGAATCAATAGCCTTTTGCGGGTCAGCACCCAACATGATATTCCGGGAAAGTTCGTTGTGAACTTCCGAAATCAGCTTGTTCTTGTTTCCCCAAATTCTTTCAGAAAAATTGTACCCGTCAGCCGCCCACGGTTTAGCAAGCACCTTTTCAATCTGTGCCTGATCCAGTCCGGCAATATCCCAACCAACATTAAACCCATGTTGAAGTTCATACGCTGTGTGATAGTACCCGCTTTCAAAGGCATCCGACAAAGCCCCGTGCATAGTGCCGAACTGCTTTGCATACATAACTTCAAGGCTGTGCTGTGTCTGTACTTTCAGGGCTTCCAGCTTTGAAATGTGGTACTTTGCAGAAGCATTTTCAAGTTCTTTCATCCAACCACTGTTTAAGGCGTTGTCCTGTCCGTACTTGATATATTCCTGCACATCCCACTTAAATTCTTTCAGGTCTGCACCCTTCAAATACTGCCGTGCTTCCGCAAGGGAAATTCCGTTGTTGGTTGCAAAACGCTGATACCAGCGGGCAATCTGCCCTTCAAGTTGCTTTTGGGCTTCCTTATACTGCCGTTCAATATCAGCATAGGCTTTCACGCCCTTTTGGTTCTGCGCCTGTTCAAGCTGTTCAAACCGCAACTTCCAGTATTCAGCGTTATTCATTCACCGTACCCCCTTCATCATCAGGCGGGGCGTTGCCCTTCTGCTGCTGTGGTGCAAACGGGTTGAATTGCTGGGCTTCAAATTCTGCCTGCTGTTCCTCTTTCTGCTTTTTCAAGCGGTCAAGTTCAAGCTGCGGATCATCAACCCACGGGTGCATACCAACAATAGTTTCATCGGAAAGAATACCAACGGACTTCTGACAATTATCTATTGCTTCACTCTCGTTGATAAGAATATCCCGGTTGAAGATAATGTTGACTTCCTCACCGTCAAAGTTGCCCTGCCCGGTATTGGCAAGGTGGGCGCTCACAAACCAAAGGATTTCTTCAAAGGCTGCTTGCAGCTCTGTTTCCATGTCATTAGCATCCAAATCAATGTCTGAATACATGGATTGAATATTCATTTGGTTGGGGTTGCCGGAAAGCCTATCATCCTTTGCATCGTAGCCCATGCCGTTCTCAATAATGGCTTTCTTGAAAATTTCAATGATAGCTTTATAGTTTTCAGCATTGACTTTGATTTCAAGGGTTTCAACGCCGCCTTTGGTTTCCCCGTCATAGCGAACCTTCACCGCACCGTATGTTGCAAGGTTCTTTCGGAATTCCCCTAAATTCGTTCCGTCATAGTTCTTCAATACAAGAATGGTGTTTCGTGCGTCCTCTTGCATATTGTTTTCAAAGTCGGACAGCATAACATTGATACCGTCTTGAAGGGTTTTCACCTTCTTCAAAAGCGGGATTTCACATTCATTGTATTTCAGCGGGATCAGCGGAACTTTCGCCCAATTCAGGGGAAGGGTGTTCCCGTCCTCGCCCGTGGTTGTTGTGTACGGGGAAGTGTTATCATCAACACCCTGCAAATCAGGAATAAGGGTTGAACCGTCCAAAATGAAGCGGTGAACACCGTTCAAATCGTAGATTTCAACCTTTTCAATCAGCACGGGCGTTGTACCCTGATACCCAACTACTAAATACAAGCGGACAGCCGCTTCAAGAATGGTGTGTTCCGTGTCCTTCCAAAAGGGAAGCACTTCATAGCCGGGGAACATTCGGAAGGAAAATTCGCCCGTTTCGGTGTAATAAGGGTACAACCAGCAGATACCGTTGTTCAGCATTGCCTTTCCTGCTGCTTTCAGGGTTTTCATAAAACGCTTGTTGAACACCTTTTTCAAAAGTTCAACATACTGCTGATTTTCGCCATCAATGGCAAAGGGCTGACCTAAAAGGTAGTTTGCTTTTTGGTTCACCAGCTTTGCATACTGATTATCAATCAGGCGGTTGTTGGGTAGGTTGTCAACCTCTTGCAGTTCGCCACCCTCACCGATCATCATTCGCTTTCTGTGCAAAATATCGTGTTCATTGTCATAGTACAAATGCCCCTTGATTTGCATAATACGCTGCGGGCTGTTCTTCCATTTCTGAATTTCCCGTTCAAAGAACTGCTTATCGCTCATATCTGCACCCTGCAAAATCAAGTTCGATACTTTGACCGCCAATGTGTCAATCAGGCTCACCCTTTTCACCTTCTTTCTATCGCATAATAAAGACAAAAGCCCCGAAATACTATGATTTCAAGGCTTCTTGTTACTAATGTGTTATTTTTAGTCAAAACTGAACGCTTCACCGCAACCAACCTTTTCAGCTATGCCCGTTGTTGCATCGGGGGCATCGTCATGTGCGTTCTTGCCCTCTTTTTGGTATCGGCTCATAGCTGTGTAGTAGTCAGGGAAGCGGTCAGCCCAATTTTGCGGAAAATATATGTGTTCCATAACCCATGTACTGTTTGACAGTATGCGGGATTGTTTGTTTTTTGACTGGAAGAACGGGTGTATAACCGTTCTGTTACTGTGATACTTGCTTTGAAGAATAGAACCAACATTCCGGGCAAAACCACGCCCGCCGTTGTTCGATTCTATATCAGCAACATTCACCTTATCGTCATACAGCATTTTTGCAACGGCGGGTTCGGTAATTTCCATACCGTCCTTTGTGTAAATGACATTGATAACATAGGCTTCCTTGTTGTATTCAACATAATTGATACTACAAAGAAAATCATCACCTGTATCTGCTGTATCGGTGTAGTTCTTAACAGCAGAACAAAGCAAATGCCCGGAACTGTCTTTCGGAAGTTCAGTGTAAGTTTTGAACCTTCCGTACAGTCTGCCCTTAATGTCAATCGGATTCTGTTGGTAGTTCGCTTCTGCAATCTCAACGCCCATAGCTTTTCTTTTGGTTTCGTAAGACTTCCGGGAAAGAATTTCCGGGCAAAGCATTGAACCATCATCCTGAACCGCTTTGTATTGAACAACTTTGACCTTATCGCCGTATTCGTCAATGATCCGTCCGGCTAAGTCTAAGCTGTGCCACCGGGTCATAACGATTATGATTTTGCCGCCTTCTTCCAATCTTGAAAGCATTGTATCAGTAAACCATGACCAATGTTTTTCAAGGGTATCAGCGTTGTTCGCTTCAAGGGAAGATTTGATTAAATCGTCAATAATCATCAGGGTTGCGCCAAAACCTGTTGCTGTACCTGTTGGGGAAGTAGCCAAATAGTTATTATAGCCATTTTCCAACGACCACATATTCATAGCACCATCGCCCCATTTGATTTTTACACCGGGGAAAATGTCCGAATATATGATTTTATCCTTATCAGCCTTTACTTCCTGAATGGTGTTTCGCACACCCTTTGAAAAGTTGGTTGAAAGAATTTCGTTATATGAACCCGTCATAATCTTTTGGGTTTGATCGTTACCAAGCACCCATTCAACAAAGTTTCCTATGGTTCGTGATTTGCCATGACGGGGCGGCATATTCACAACCAAGATTTCATGCTCATCACTTTGAAGGAAGGTTTGAAGGTCTGTGCAAAATTCAACAAGGAAGGTTCTGTCTTTCTTGTAGAAGTCAGGTGCTTTTGTATTGCAATATACAAAAAAATCCCGTTTAGAAAGTTCAATGCGGGCGAATTTTTGAAGATCATTCATTGTCAATAATCTTTCTCAATTCTTCCGTTGTCAGACCTTCAAACGGGTTGTTTGTATTCAAAGTACCTTCAACAGCAACATCCCTTTTATCACGCCAATCTTCCGGCTTCCTGTTCTTCAACCAAAAGATTTGTGCCGTGGTATCAGGAACAACTTCCTTTGTGACCTCTTTTGTAACTTCCATGTGTGAACCGATTGGAACGCCTGTTGTTTTGTCATAATCAATGACCTGTTCACGGGTTGTTTCAACATAGGAATAACCCAATGCCCTTTTCAGCAAAGCATTTTCAACCTGAATATCAACAACTTCCTTTCCCCTTTTTAGGGTGTCGGAAATGTCGGAATACTTCTTTTTCCATTCAATCAAAGTATCACGGCAAATTCCCATATTGGAAGCAATCTGTTCATCCGTCAAACCGTTCCTTGCCCACGCTTCCAGTTGAAGCAAACCTTCTTCTGTCAACCATTGTTCATATTTTCCTTTTGCCATATTGAAAGTTCACTTCCTTTCTGTGTGATTTTGGCAATAAAAAAGATTTTCCCGGTGGGTAGGAGTTCACCGACCTGTCTTTCATTCGGCTATGAGTACCCCACCGGGAAAACGAAAAAATCAGCAAGGAACTATGTTCCCGCTGATTTTTCACTTTATCATTATATCAGGGTTCGTCATTGGAATTCAATAGGTTTTCATGGGTAAGCTGGAATTCCTTCAACGCTGTACCGTGCAATTCGACAATGTATTGATATGTAAAGTTCATTTCAACGGCAACGATTTCAAGCCGTTTGAATTCAACATAGTGCTTATACAGAATATCAATATGTTTCGGGTTCTGCAAAGCCTGAATCTGATTGATGATTTCATGCTTTTCATCAACAAAGCGGTCAATCTCCGCATTGATTTCCTGTTCAAGTTCGATCATACGCAAAACAGGCTTCACAAATGGGGCATCCCCGGAAGGGCTGGACTGCACACGCTCTTTTGAATAATCAATGCCGCCGACACTCTGCGACATCAGGCGTAAATCACCTAATTCTTTGATTTTCTGATTTATCATCATATCTAATCGCTGCAACTGCTGCAAATATTCTTTCGCTTTCATGGAAGCACCGCCTTTCTAACTTGAATGTGAAAGTGGAATGAAGAAAAAGTCTGTGTTCATGCGGGTTTATAAATAATCACCGGGTAATTCATTCAACTTCAACTTGTTGTTTCTTATTACTCTATTTTTAGAAAAATACTGTAAATTGATATTGATTTTTTTCTATCTTATAAAGAACTCAAAAACAAGTTGAAGAAGTTGAATGAATTGAATGAAAAGCCCCGTATAGTCAGAGTTTCCTTTCATTCCAGTTCCCACAACTACAACTTGAATGTAACTGGAATGAAAACTTGAATGTTTTTCAGTTTTGAAAATTAACTTTCAAATTTATCACATAACCCCTTGATCCAGTCTTTCCGGGGAATCTGTGCAATCCATTCATCAGGAATGCCGCTTTCACTACCGCAACCGTAATAAATCCCGGCAAGCCCACCAGCAACCGCCGCTACTGTGTCGGTGTCGCTGCCTAAATTCACCGCCAGCAAAACACATTCCCGATAGCTGCATGAATTCAAGAAACACCAAACAGCAGCTTCCAGCGTGTCCACCACATAGCCGGAACTTTTGATTTCGTCACGGTCAAACTTATCAATTTCAGCAAGGAAGCGGAATTCCTGCCACATTTCAGTTTCACCATAAAGCCCGCCCACAACCTGAATTGCATTGGAAAGGGCTGAACGCTTATCAACATTGTTCATCAGGTTTTCAACCATGAACGCATAAATGAAGCAAGCGATATGTGAAATTGGGTGGTTGTGGGTAAGCCCTGCAACGCTTTTCACTGTCACCATCTTGTCATGTGGATCACCTTCCGCAAGCATAGCCACGGGAAGAATACGCATCAACGCACCGTTGCCGTTATCCATACGGGTTTTACCGCCGCATTTCACCGGGTCAGTTCCGTTCGCATATCGCACGATTGCCCGCCGTGTTGCGCCGCCCACATCAAACACCTTGCCCCACGGTGTAAATTTGTCATTCTGCAACCACTGATAGAAGTTGTTCATAATGTCAGCAGTATCAAATGAACCAATGCGCCCCATACTTTCAAGGGTTGCAAGGGTCATTGAACTATCGTCCGACCATGTACCGGGCTTCTGATTGTAAGTTCCAAACCCAATCATATCAGTTACTTCATAGGAATCCCGTTCCTTGAATTCCACGGGAACGCCCAACGCATCCCCGACAACAAGCCCCATAATTCCGTTATAGATTTTATTCATACCTGTTTACCGTCCTTTCTTGAAAAGTTCAATCAGCCAATGAAACACCATTCGGAAATGATATTTGATTTTTCGCTTTGCAATCTGCTTATGTGCTTCACGCTGTTTCTTCTGCTGCGCCCATGCCCTTATGTATTCAAGCTGTTCTTTATCATCGTTGTTCATGCTCATACCCCCAAAATCCGGGCGGCTGCCATATCGGCGGTGTGGGTGTAAAGCACATTCGGGAAGTTGGTTACTGCCCGCCCGTAGCTGTTCCAATTCTCTTTATCATCGAAAGCCCCCATGTGCCACCTGATACAGTAAAGTTCTTCATCCGTAAGCTGAATGTGCTGCTGCAACATCATAACGCATTTATCACCATGCCCCGGAAGAAGGGTTGCATTGTTATATTCCCAACTGTCACCTTCCAGCAGCGGGGAAATGGCGGGCTTTTTCGTGCAAGTGTAGTTGTCCACCTTGCAAAGATCGTGAAACATACCCACAATGTAGGGGCTGCGTTCAAGCTGCCATTTCAGTTCAAGCCGTTCCGTAAAGGAAAGAAGGGCTTTGGTTACTGCAAAGCTATGATCGAACAACGCCCCGGAATAAGCCCCGTGGTGGTGAATGGAAGCCGGGGCTGTGAAGAAGCCGCTTTCAATCAACCATTCCTTGAATTCTTCCGAAACATAAGGGTTCATCAGGTTTGAAAACTGTTCAATGCGTTCATCCGTAGTAAAATTATTCATTTGCCCCACCCTCATAAATTGCAAGTGACATATCAACCCGGTAAGGCTTGCCACCAATAAACCGTTCTCTAAGTGTGCCATCTTCAATACTGATAATCAGCGTACAATTATTGAATACGGTGACAAATTCATCACCTTCTTCAAGTTTCGCATTTTCTCCGAATTCTTTCTTGAATTCTTCAAACGCTGCCAATACTGCATTCTGAATCTGTTCCATTATTTGAACTCCTTTCCTGTCTTTGTGTCCTTGATTTTTACCCGTTCAATCAGTTCAAAACCACATGAACGAATAATGAACTTCAAAACTTTTATCAATTCATTTGCCCGCCGTTCTGTTTCTGCTTCTTCCTTCACAATCTGCTTTGTTCCGTAAAATGCAGTAGGGTCAGCGTACCCTTCATTATTGTAATAAGGATTATTTTTGTTCATTTTGCACCCCTTTCAGTTTATCCATTTGATGATTGGATCACCTTGAAAGCCCTTTTCCCACACAAACCACGCATAGGCAACAGCACTTGAAGGGTACTTTGAAAATTCCCCGTTCATTGCACATATCAGGCGGGAAGAACTTACATAAACCACTTTCGGCGGGTTATGTAAGAAGAACTGTTTTCTGCTTTTCCCTTCAAGGAATTGCAGCTTTAGGAACATTGCAACTTTTCTTCCCGGCTGCACACTGTTCAATGCCTGTTCAACAAATTCAAGGGCGTATTTGTACGGCGGGTTTGTGATAATATCCCCTTCAAAATCTTCAAGGGATTCTTTCAGGAAATCCAGCGGTTCAGGATCACCGAACCCCCGGTAAATTAAATCTGTGCTGATAACCTCAAACCCGTGCTGTTCAAGCACTTTTGACAAATGCCCTTCACCGCAAGCACATTCCCAAATGACCGGGGAAAACTGTTCTTCTGCAAGCAGAAGTTCCATTGCTTTCGGTTCGGTTGCATAATAATCATGCTGCTGCCGTTCCTTGTCGGTATGATTGGAAGCCCCCAAGGTGGTGTAAATACTGTTTTGATTGCCTATCCAGTCTTTACTTTCTGTTCTCTCTCTCTCTCTCTCTCTCTGTTCATTCAAAATGCACACCTTCCTTTACTCATTTTTAATGAAAATACGGTGTTTTTTACCGTTCAGCCATTTGTTTTCAACACGCATATTCAAAATACGGTTGACCTGCTTTGAAAATTCAATATTGCTCATAGGCTGCAAACTGTTTGCAAGGCAATATTCCTGATAACGCTTATAAACAACATTGGTTGGTTCGTTCTCGATTTGGAATTCTTCATCTTCACATTCCCGGAAGAACCCAATGATAGGATTGTTGTTTTCCTCGTATTCGTCCATTGCTTTTTGAACTTTAGTCGAACCCGTAAACTTGCGGTTTAGAAGAACCCGCTTCAATCCGGCAATACCCAAATTTATCAGGTATTCCATGACTTCATCAGTTTTCAACAAGTGCTTGATATACGGGTTGAAATCAGGATCATCAGCAGAAAACCTTGCATCAAACGGAATGATTGTCAAACGCCGCTGCACCGCACCCGTTTTATCTTTGATACGGGGAATGTTATTTGCGGAAAAAAGCAGCTTTGAATAGTTATTGAATTCAAACGGGTTCTGCCCCTTGCGTTCGGCTGAAACTCTTTCGCCTGTAACCAGCTTTTTGAAGATTGCCGGGTTTGCTATGAATTCATCACCAATATCATCACCGATATTCGCCAACTTTCCGAACATTTCAGCGGTCTTGAACCTATCGCCCAATTCTTTCAGGTCAAGGGAACTGATATTTTCATCCCCCAAAAGGCACTGAACCATTGAAAGGAAGGTGCTTTTACCGTTGGATTTGTCACCCGTCAAAATGAAGGCTTTTCCAAGTTCATTCCTGCGATAGAAGCAATACCCGATTGCTTCTTCAAGCAACGCCCTAATTTGCGGATCATTGCAAGCAATCTTGTTCAAGGTCTTGTCCGCAAGTTCGGAATAGGCTTCCGGGTTATATTTCCACCTGATTTTGTTTGTGATAATGTGTTCCGGGGTAAACTCCACAAAGGAATCATCCACGATATTGTAAAGCCCATTTTCAAACGCAATCAGGTTTGCATCTTCCGCTTTGGAATTCTCACGGATCAGAATATCAAGGTAAGCAAGGACTTCCGTTCTTTTCGCCCTGTTCAGCCCCGGAATGTGCTGTATCATTTCCGCTTCAATCTCTGCCAGCCCGGAAATATAGATACCGTTCTTGTAGATATGTAGCTGATTGTTAATTTTGATAATATGGTTGTTGTTCTTCAAGAAGGTTGCGAACTTGTCAAAAAGGAAAGTCGAACCCATGAAGAAAACAGGCTTCTTGAACGCATCATCCCGAAGGACGGTTTCAATTTCATCATCGGAAAGCGGAACTTTCAGAACAAACTTGTTGATGATCCTGATTGTTTCCCGTGCTTCTTCCACGCTGAAATCATTGCTTTGCAGCGTAAGAATGTAATTGAAAAGCCCTTGATTTCTACCATCCCCGGTTTCCATGTTCAAAAACTCCATTTTGGATTTCACCGGGAACAACCAACGGGGAAGCTGCTGGGCTTCCTCATTTTCAGCGGTATCATAAAGAATTTCCCTGTTCTGATTGTCATATTTCAGAACTTCATAGGAATTTCTTGTACCGATTTTAATATCAGCGGTCAAACCTATTGCCAGTTTGCAGCCTGTCTTGTTGGTTGGTACTCCGCTGTTCTTGAACAGAAAATGCTTGCCCCTGCTTGTGCGGTACACTCGACAGGTCAACGCATATTCTTTTACAACCTTGAACAGTATTTCGGACGCTTCAAAATCATCCACATCAATCAGAATTGTTTCCGCTGCCAAAATTCCAGCGTATTCCGGCAATGACTGAACCTGTTCAAAGGTCTTGAAGTCTGTTCTTCCTTTGAATTTCTCTATGCACTTCTTGTTTTTGGTTTCAACAAAACCCCTGAAGAACAATTCAACTCACCGCCTTTACATAGATTCTAAGTATTTTTCAAACCGTTCTTTGAACCGTTTATTGCTCTTTGCATCCGAAAGTGCCTGTTTATAAGCTGCTGTGTAGGCTCTAAAATCAGCCCTTGCTTCTTTCAATTCATCCTTTGAAAGCGGCAACCCGTTCGGGTGCTTTCGGCTGTCAATAATTGCTTTGGTACTTGCCGCCTTTTCCTTGCTGTCATAGTAAAGTTTACTGTTTTCTTTCCACAAGGCTGTTAAATCGGCAATTCTTTTTTGAAAGTGAACTTTCAAATTCTCTTTCAATTCCGCTTCATGCTGCCAATCAAGTTCAATGATTTTCAGCAGCTTATTGAAACGAACCTGTGAACACGGGAAGAAATAATCTAAATGAATAAGCATTTCTCCGTTCCCGTGGTTGTAAGTAATATGTAAATCGTCCATCACACCACCCCGAAATCTGATAATCTTTTATTTGCAAAATCAATATACCATTGACGATCCAGCTTATCAGGGACGGGAACACTTTTCACATCGTCATTGAAAATGAAGCAATGTTCCGGGGAATTTGTCAGCTTTGCGGTGGTTTTTCTTACCGCATGAACCTTCTTCACACCCGGATCAGCGGGATTGTTGGAAGCAAACACCCTGATACACTTTTCTTTGATAGGCTTATCGCCGTAAAGAATGTGTGTGTATTTGCTGCTGATACGGGAAACAAGCTGGAATTCCCGCAAGTCCTGACATTCCATGATAGTTCGGCGCACTGGAATTCCGTGAATCATATAATCAACCAAGGCTTTGTTGATGATTGGCAAGTCATAGCTTAAATCATTCAGCTTCATAACATAGCCACCCTTTGCCTTGACTGCCCCTGTTTTTCGGTCAATCAGAAGGTAATTATTCACATCCTTCTGATAGATTGTTCCGATATAGGTATCAAAATCCATTTTCATTCCTGTTCGCTGTTCCCATTCATAAACAACATCGTCCAGCACATCGAAATCATGTTCATAGTCTTTCAGCTTTACAATGATACCGTCCGTGTTGTTCTGTATAAGTTCACAATACGGTTCAATGTGTTCAACCAAATCCAGCAATAAAAGCTGTCCATTGATACAAATGCTGTTGTTGCTCATTGGGTCATACAAAGCGGAAGATTTCTGTTTCATCTGCCCGCTGATTGCATTATCCATAATTTTGAAGGGCTGTCTTGCTTTCTTATCGCCCTTCCGCTTGTAGGCAATATTGGAATCGTGGATAAACTCAAAGTTTTCAGGGTGGTTCATCACACGATACCCAAAATGATATTTCTTTTGTAATGAAGGGTAATAGGCGGTAACATCAATGATAAGGAATACCCCATCAGCGGAATATTTTGCCCTTGCCCCGTGACCGCCACCCCATGCAAAGGTATGTTCAACCCCTGCCACAATCTGTTTATCCTGTTTCTTGCTGTAATCGTGGTTTTCAGGATTTGCGTACCATTCCGCAATGTGCTTATATTTGTTCAGGTGCAAGCAATCAAGAATAGGGAACTGAAATTCATCGTCAAAATCTGCCCCCTTGCGATTGCCGCCTAAAATCTCCGCTGCAAGCTGCGCTTTGGTTTTGGAAATGTAGTCCATACTAAGCCCGAAATGCTTAATGAAATACATCATGGTATTGAATTCTTCCGTTCGTTTCAAAAAAACCTGAACCGTCTGTTCAACATCGTGCTTGCAGTATTTCACCGTTTCGGCAATTTCTTCCGGCGTAAGTTTGCGGTCAATATTGAAGGGAACGGAAGTTTCCTTTATGTCATTTCCCATGAACCCCTCAAAGGACTTCAAACCCACATCGGTATTCAGCATCACATCATAATTCCAAAGGGGGAACTGCCGAAATAAGCTGCTGAACTTCCAACCGGGATTTCCCTTTGTGATTATGTAATCATTCACCTTTTTAGGATCAAACCCGCAAAGGATAGCTTTCAAAATGTACTGATCGTAGTGGCGGCTGTTAAAACCAACCCAAATTTCTTTTATATTTGCCTTATATAAGGCTTCAAGTTCTTCCGGGGAATTGATTATCACATGGGTTTTCTTTGCGGTCATATCCATTACCACAACCAACCAATCATACTTGAAAACCTCAAAATCATAAAACAGCAATCCATTCACCCCTTTCTGCTGTTTTCCCACCAACCCACCCGCCTGTTTAACTTGTCAGGTCACAAGTTGTATCACTTAATCTTCAAGAACATAAACTTCCTGAATCTCAAATGCGTTATAGCCCTTGTTCTCGTAGTAACGAACCTTGTATTCAAAGTTGTTATCAATGGCTTCCATAATATCCATAATCATGTTCGCATACTGCGAATAGGTCTTGAACTGAACTTCAACAGGGGTTTCCATCTCCTGAACCAGCGCACGCATGAACTCGTTTGCAATGTGAATCTGAAATCCCTGCGTTACCACCTGATTCATAAAAATCAAGCTGCCCTTGTACTCGCCCTCAACAATCTTCATCCAGCAAGTGACCATCGGATCACCCTTCTTGCTTTTTGTCAGCTCCAGCTTGCTGATTGCCACCTCATAAGTATCATGCGGAACTTCACGGCGACCGCCGTTTTCTGCTGCTTCCTCAACATCCTTTGCCAAACCTTCCGTGTCAATGCTCTTATCGAATTCTTCCCAAATGTTAGCCATAATTTTTCACCTGTTTAACCTTTCTGTAATTAGTTTTTCTTTGCGGTCAAGATACCCTTAACCAGTTCAAAAGCCTGTTCCTGCGTGAAGCCAACTTCCTTATATGCCTTATACAAAGCCATAGACATAGAAGCGGACTTCTTTGCTTCCTCTGCAACATTGAATTCCACCTTCTGAATGAAAGGGGTCTGAATGTTGGCATTGTTACCGGGGCGGGTCTTACTCTGCGCCTTCAAAATGGAAGCAACCATTCCTTCAAACACATCATCAGGAATACCAAACGGATTGTTCATACTATGTACCTACCTTTCTTAATCTCTTGCTTTACGCTTACGGCGGGGCTTTTCTTCCTCTGCCGGGGCTTCCGGGGGATTCATAGCACCATCAACCGGGGCTGCTGTGTCCTGCTGTTCTGCTGCCTGTTCAGGCTGCTTTTCCTCTGCCTTATCTACGGCTTCCTGCGGGGTTTCCTGTTCAGGGGTATTATTTACCGCCTGTTCATCTGCGGGCTTGTCCTGCGGCTTATCTGCGGTTGTGGCGGGTGCTTCCTCTGCTTTCTTGCGGGTGCTGCGCCCGGTCTTTCCCGTGGAAGCGGCTGCTGTCACAACGCCGGAAGCAGCGTTCTTGTTGGCTTCATCGTAAACCGCAAACAGGGCGTTCACATCAAGCGGAATATCCTTTGCGTTCACCTTCAAACGCCCACCGCCGAAAATAACTTCATTGCTCTTGAAGCTGAATGTGCGGGTGTCACCGTCTGCCACGATACGGGCAACCACATCCACCATTCCGGCAACCTTGTTTGCAACCTTATCCTGCAAGTTGGGCTTGATTGCCGTGATCTTATCGCCGCCCTTTTTGGTAATGTCCTTGCTTGTGTCCTCATGGGAAATCAGGATAATGTTTTCATAGTCAAGGTTCATAAGGCGTTTCAGGGTATTCAAAAATTCACCCCTGACCTTATCCCACGCACGGAAGGAATCATCGGATTCATGGGTAATACCCATCTGCTGATACATATACAAGCGGCAATGCTCATACAAATCTTCCAACAGGTCAACAACAATCGTCTTGAAGGTGTTGTCCTTCTTTTCCAATTCGGAAATGGTGTCTTTGAACACATCCCACGCAAGGGTTCTTTTCGTCATGCGCCCCTCAACCTTGATTTCGTCCTTAATGCGGATATACGGGGCATCAACGAACTTGATATTGCCATCCGTGTTCAGCATCAGCGGATCAGGGAAGCTGTTTGCAAAGGTGGTCTTGCCGCAAAACGGAACACCATAAATCCAAAGCACACGCTTTTCAACGGCTTCAATGTTTCTTCTCTTGTTTTCAGGTAACTTCATAAAATAGTTCCATCCTTTCTCACAATTTTCTTGATACTCGCAAAAACGGCACAAATAGCTTTTGTTTTGCGGGAAATCCTTTTCTTCTTTGATAGCTTTTATTCCAAACAGGAATTCAATGACCTTTTCAGGATTGAACCCGATTTGAACGGTTTTGACCTCTGCCCCGGCAAGTTCTTCTTTCAAACGCTGCCGGAAGTCAAGCAAAGTTTCGGTTTTCTTCTGCCGAATTGATACCTTTGGGATAAACAGGAAATACATATTTCGGATTTTCTTTCCGGGGTTGTTCCGTTCCCAAAAGTATTTGTATAAGTGAAGCTGATTTGACTGCTTATAGCCTGATACATTGTTTGAATACTTGAAATCGTACAAATCAAAGTACCCATCACCCACGGGAACAAGGTAATCAATGAACCCGTGAAAATCGCTATCTGCAATCTCAACTTCAAATGCTCCACCGGGCGGGATTGCCGCCCTTGCAAGCGGAATCACTGTTTCAAACTTGATTATTTCGTTGATATGTTCATCGGTAATAATCGGATAGCTGAAACTGTATTCTTTGATTGCTTCTTCAAGGCTTTTTTCAATGCCCGTGTGAACCGTCTGCCCCATAATCAGGGCGTTATCAGGTTCAGCCGGGGGAATGGTGGTTATCCCGTATATGTAACGCATTTCGTACTTGTGTTTGCATTTTTCAAAGCAATCAACGCTGGAATGTGAGTACCGCAATTTATCACCCCTTTCAAAAGTTCTTTGAACTGTTCAAACCCTTCCGGGTAAAGGAAAACTGCAACGCCGCCCGATTTGTTGATACGGCTAATATTTAACTTTTGCAGTTCGGAAGGTCTACCATTGGAAGCCTTGACTTCCACCGCCAGCATTACCCCGTTCACACAACAGATAATGTCAGGAATGCCGGACTTCTGAAAACCGCCGCCCCAAATTTTGGTGTACCACCCCACCATAGGGGCGTTCATTCTGTCCGTTGGATAGCCCGCCGGGTAGATACCGACAGAATGAAAGTATTTCTTGATTTGCCCTTCAAAAAGTTTTTCTTCTGCCATTGCATCACCTCAATAATAATTTGATAAGTGAATGAATTCCCCGCAAACGGTCATATCCAAGGATTTTTCCCGTTCCAGCCCAAAACTGAAACAGCTTATCATCTGACTTTCTTCTGCAATGGAAATGCCCGCTTTGTTCATTTTTCAAGGTGAATTCAATGTTGTTCAACTCAAATTGCTTGATTGCGTAGTCAATCCGTTCAGAATTTTTTGCAACCCGTTCCTTATGCTTTTCCTTTGCATAAAGGTGATAACCCCCGTCAAAGGATTCACCCGGATCAGCTTCCCTTTCTGCTTTCGTCATAACATCCACCTTCTTTCTTCATATTTCTAACCCAATATTCCGTTCCACTTTGGGAACTCTTTACATGGCAAACATGGTGCTTGCAAGATACTTTCCTGCATGGTTGGTGTTTTCTGCGTGACTGCGAACAAACCACTTCCCCATGTTCAGAAGTTCCTTTCGTGTCAAAGAACCCGCCCATTTACTTCACCGTAATTTTGACGGAAGCGGAAACTTTGGAAGTTTTGGAATACTTTGCAGCCACATCCGGCAAATCCTTTTTTCAGTTTCGTGCTGTCAATGCTTGTGCGGGTGGTAGGTGCAACATAGGTGAATTTGATTTCCGGGGTTTCAAAGGATTTCACCCCGTATTTCTCCATTGCTTCACGCAACTTTTCACGCATTGCCTTTTCCTGATCCTCAATCTGCTTCTTCTGCAAGGTCAGGTCTGCAATAACCTTGATAACAGCCGCCGCTTCCTGCTTCATCGTGGCAAGGGCGGTTTCCTCTGTCACCGCATCCCCACAATCCGGGGATAAGTCGGAACAAACATCCTTACAGGTTTCCTTTTCCTCGCACTCCAAACAGCAGCAGTCTTTTCCGCAAGCGGAATTTTCCATCGCCTGTTTACACTTAATCATTTGAACTCCTTTCCAATTCAGCGTTCATTTCCTGCTGAATTTGCAATACTGATTTTGAATAGTTAGTTTCAAAAATTCCCTGTTCCCAAAGAATTCCTGCGCCTGTTTCCCCCATGTTGTACGCCATAAGCACCTTTTCAGGGGTTTCATATTTTTCAAACAGCTTTCGCAAGATGAACATTCCAGCCCTCACATTTTCGTAAGGGTCAAGAAAATCTGTCACACCAAGCGTTTCTGTTATGTACGGGTGATTTACCTCGTTGATCTGCATCAAGCCGTAATCATTGGATTTGCTCACCGCATCGGGGTTGTATTGGCTTTCCTGCTGAATAACCGCCATGACGAAAGTGAAATCCATGTTGTAACCAGCGGACAGGTAGAAAATAAATTCCTGCAAGCCTTTGTCCAGCGGAACATCAAGGGGGATGAAATTCAAATCACCTTCACCCCAATCCATAGACATTTCACCTTCAAAAACCCGTCCGTCAACGGTCTGCCCGTAAATGGTGGTTTCTTCTTTGTCGGATTCACTGTGCTTTGAAGTGATTGAACCAATAATGAACCCGACAAGGGAAAAGAACACCGCCACAATCAGCCATGAAATAATAATTCTGTTAGCAATCGAACGCTTCTTGATACTTTTTGAATAGTTCATCTGTGTAATCCTTTCTCATTTCCAAGGTGTGAAGAATATCTTCTTCCACCGTACCGGGGCAAATCATTTGATAGTAAAAGCAAGGCTTTGTCTGCCCGATCCTGTGAATTCGCTTTTTAGACTGTTCAAACAATTCGCTTCTGTCCGTCATTGAAAAGTAAATAATTTTGTTCGCTTTCTGCAAATTCAACCCCATTGCACCCGCCTGATATTGCAGAAATGTGATTGAATCGTCCGCTTCTTCATAAGCGGTCAAGTCCTTAAAGCTGCCATTTACGATTGAAACAGGGCGTTCCAGTTCTTCAATGGCTGATTGCATAGTGTTCAATTCTTCATTGAAGTTGTAGAACACAATCAATCTATCTTCCGTGGACTGAACCAAATCTTTGAAGGCTGCAACCCGTTCTTTATTCAAATAGCTGCACATCATCCGGGCATAAATTCTTTTTGAAAGAATGGTGTCACCGATGAATTCCCGCCCGTCAATGGTGATAACGGCATCCCGCATGAATTTGCGGTATTCCTTTGTTGGTTTGGAATGAACAGGAATCACAATCTGTTCAGGCAAATCAAAAACTTCTTCCGACTTCATAAAAATTGCACCGTGTTCAGCAAGTTTCATTTTCAGTCGGTCAACATTCTTGTAACCTACAATGTGGGGAATTTTGAACCCGCTGTTGTGATCCTCAATCCATTCCATTTCAACATACTGCTTATAGAACAGGTCTTTGCTGATATTCCAGCCAAGCAAACGAAGCTGCGACCATAGCTTTTCATATTTCCCGGCTGTTGGTGTGCCGGAAAGAAGAATTACATTTTCCGGCTTCATTTTCAGGATGAACTTTGACCGTTTCGCCGTTTCATTCTGAATGTTGGAACTCTCATCAAGCATCAAGGTAAATCCGCTTATATAAGCGAAATATGAACGCCTGAAAACCAAATCATAGTTGATAACGCCAACGCATTTCCCGATTGTTCCCGTGAATTCTTCAAGCTGCTTTTTGTTCGTCAGGTCAAAAACTGTAAAGGAATAGTGTTCCCGGAAATGGTTCACCCAATCGTCAATTTTCGACTTCTGACAAACCAGCACGATTTTTTCAGGAAAGGAATTTGCTTTTTCGCTACCAACGAAAGTTTTCCCTAAGCCCATATCAAGGTAGTAAGCAACCCTGTTGAAATGGGCGGTTTTCTCTAAGGCGGTCTGTTGGTGGGGATATAGCTGCATAAGCGCACCCCCTTAATCTGCATCAACATCAATCCCGGTGATCTCCTTGAAGATTGCCTTATCAAAGTTCGGAATTGCCATGATTACATTTTTCTGACGCTGATTCAGCGAACGCCACCAAATAACGGCGCATTCGGAATTGTCCAGTTCTTTCAGATAACCGCCCGTTGTTTCAGCTTCCGGGTGTGCTGCCTTTTCTTCATCGGTCATATCCGACAGGTAAACCCATTCAAGAATATCCCCCTGAATCTGATTCATCAGGTAACGGGCTTCACTGTTCAGCCAATCACGATATGTCCAGCTTGACGGCTTATTGAACAGGTGAATTGTAGGTTCAACAGTATTAAAACAACCGTTGGAAAAGTTGGTATTGTTCCAATCGCCGCTGTTGCAATCGCCGCTGTTCCGATTGCCGCTGTTGCAATCGCCGCTGTTGCAATCGCCGCTGTTCCGATTGCCGCTGTTCCGATTGCCGCTGTTCCAATCGCCGCTGTTGCAATCGCCGCTGTTCCGATTGCCGCTGTTGCAAAGTCCGGCGCAACCTTTCCCGGTATTCACCATTTCAAGCAGTTCAGCCCACGGAATTTCACGGATGATTTCCAGCTTATTAGTGGCGCACTTATCGCCTTCTTCAACAACCTCACCATAAGCGGCAACTTCCGCAACATGGTTATCCGGGTTGAAATCGTAATAATGGAAGCAGTCAGCCGCTACCTTGCAGAAGTGCATTCCCTGTCCGCACCGAACCGGGGTAACATCTTCTTCAAACTTGCCGGGGCAAGTGTACTGTTTCGTGTTCCCGTTAGGGCTGCAAGTCCAATCAGGATTGAACACCTTGAATCCTTTGATAATTTCGTTCATACTCTTAAACCGCCTTTCCTAAGTCATTCACGGGAATTTCAATCCCGGTATATTCAGTGAATTTCACGGAAGAAATGAAGTAACTCCAATTCTTCATTTTTACCGCATAGCCCCACGGAAAAACCCCATCACGCAACCCCTGCATTACAAATTCCTTTGATTTACCCATCAGGTGGGCAATAAGGGGAACGGGAACATTGATTGCCGAACCGTGCTGAACCGTTGCAGCGGGTTCAAACTGTTCAAAGTAATCATCCTGAACACCCAAGATACGGGCAATTTCCTTCTTGCGGTCTTTGGAAGGTTCGTTCTTCCCGGAAAGATACTGACTGATAGAAGATTTACCAATCCCGGTCAGGTCTGAAAGTTTGGACTGCGACAAGCCCAATTCAGACATAAGATTTTTCAATTTCTCTGAAAATGTCATTTCACTTCATCCTTTCTTTGCTGTGTTACCCGGAAATCATCGGGCTTTTGTTGTACTGCTCCTGAACCCTGATACGGTACTTGCCGTTTACAGCTTCCCGGTTCACAATGCGGAATGCGGTTTTCTTGTTCCGCAAGGCTTCAAGGTATTCAGCCGCTTCTTCCTGTGTGTCGAATTCAAGAATTCGATCAATACAGGCTTCAATAATTTTCTTCATCCTGTTCACCGCCTTTCTATATCAAGTTCAATTATCTTGAACTTTCAAAGTAAAAAAATATGCCTGAATGTCCGATTCAGTAAGTCCAAGAATCGGAAGTGCTTTCTGAATTTCGGGCTGCTTAAATGCAACCTTGTTATTCAGCTTCAACGAAATGGTTCTTTCAGAAAGCCCCATTCTTTCAGCAAATACCGCCTGTGTACCGCACTTTTCAACGATTTTACCATTCAGCTTTGCATAATCGTATGCCATTAGTTTTCACCTTCTTTCTTTAGCACTCCAAATGATTCATAATGTCACGGATCATTGCCGTTCCCGAATCACAAGCAACATTGATTGTTCTGCTTCCACCCTCAAAAACCGCTGTTACAATTTCAGAATCGGGGTTGAAATCAAGGCTTTTCAAATCGGAAGCCCCACGGGTAAGCTGCAACACCTTACAAAGCAGCTTACAAATTTTATCCTTATCTTCTTCATCAGAAGCGGCAACCAGTTCATAATCATCCAGCAGAACCGGGGAAATCGGCTTTTCATATTCGATAAATCCCCACGCTTCACGCCCGATTTTTGCAACATAGGAACGGTCGTTGAAATTTTCAATGTTCAGCACCGTGTTTCCCTGCGGCTTTGGGAACGAACCCGGCATTACCGGGCGTTCCGTACTGTAATATTTATAACTCATACTGTCCTTCCTTTCTTCTCAAACTGGAAGAAAGCTAAACAGCTTCTTCCTCAAATTCGACTTCACAATCACCGCAAACAACATGAACTTCTTTCGTTGCCCTGATAATCGTTCCGCACATCGGGCAAACATATTTGCGGGTGGACTGCTTTGTTTTGGCTGCACCGGGGATTTTCGGAAAACTCTTGCGGTGTAATTCAAACTTCTTATCCTGAAAACTTGAAACAAAGGCTTTCGCTTCATCGTTCAGGGTGGTTACTGTCCAGCCGTATTTTGCATCCTTACCAACGGTCAAACCGTGCTGTTCGGCGGCTTCTTTGTATTTCTTATTGTGATAAGTACCGCCCCGGCTTGTGTCCTGAACCCCAATTTGTAAATTGTAAAGGTGAACCATTTCGTGAAGCAGCGTTTCCGCAACCTGTTCAAAAGGTCTTGCAAGGTGTTCAGCGCAAATATTGATTTCGTAGAACCCTTCATCCTTTTTCAGATTTTCCAAATCTTCCTTGCTCATTGCCGCAAGGTCAACCGTCTTTTTCTGTTCCGGCTGCTTGTTGCTCCACGCTTTCCAAGCGGTACACCAACCATAAGCACCCTTTGTTGTGTCGGGGCTTACCGTAATAATCGGGGTTTGAAGTTCACCATTATAGAACTTCTCATTGAACTTTGAAAATAAATTTTCAAGTTTATCAATTACGGGTTTCAAACTCGTTTCGCTCATATCTCCCACCACCTTTCAATGTTATTGATTTAGCATTGCAAAATCTTCAACAATCACGGCGTTTGCACTATAATGTGCATTGTAGGCTTCCTTGAAGATATTTGCGTTCATGTAGCTGCTAAACTCTCCGGCAATATATTTCACTTGCGCTTTTCTCTTATCATCCCAATGAGTAGCAATAACAAAATATTTCATAATCACTTCATCCTTCCTACCGTTGCAGCGGTTTTGTTCAATTCCTTTGAACTTGTATTCATTATAACAAGGACGTTCCCCTTTGTCAATAGGTTCTTTCAAAATTATTGAACTTTTTTTCATGTTCCTCTTGAACTTTTCTTCAAGGGCGTATATAATAAGGTTACAGTCATCAAAGGAAAGGAGTGAATAATAAAATGAAGGAACTGACTACCGCTGACAGATTAAAACAAATCATGTCAGAGCGTGGTTTGAAACAGGTTGATATATTAGAAGCCTGCAAGCCTTACTGTGAAAGATATGGGGTTCAGTTAAAGAAAAACGATTTAAGCCAATATGTTTCAGGTAAGGTAGAACCAAAACAGGACAAACTTTCTATTTTAGGAATGGCTCTCAATGTAAATGAAGTTTGGCTTATGGGCTACAATGTTCCAGCGGGAAGAAAAGAACTGGAAAAATTAGAACAGCAGCTTCAAAATGAAGTTGCTGCCTGTGAACTATTTGAAAAGTGCTATGGAAAAGAAGCCTTTGAAGCTGTAAAACTGTTTGTCCAACTTGATACTTTGGATCAGGGAAAAGTGATTGGGAAAATGGAACTCATGCTTGAAGATGAAAAGTATTCTGCAAAAGAAGGATCATCAAGCGAACAGGCAATGTAATTTTTGTTGACTTCCAATCTTCAAGGTAAATTCAAAATACATTCAACTTTTCATTCAACTTGATTTTCATTGCAATTACTGTATTCTTCAACTTATTCAAGTTGTTTCTTCTTTTCTTATATAAGAAGGTTTTTATTCATCGTAAATTTATAGTGTTGCTGAAAATATGAAAGTATATAAAACATTATGTTGAAGTTGAATACCTTGAAGAATTGAAAAGTTTATTTCAAGAAAGGGTGATTTTATGGGTGCAAAAAATCGTGTTATAAATGGTGACTATGCGGGAAGTTTAGTTGTTGGTGGTGGTTCTTCCAACGCTGGGATTTCTTTAGGATTTTTGAAGCAGTTGCGTTTGAATAGTACCACCGTTGAAAGCTATGAAGTATTAGGTGGAACTGCCGGGGCTATGTCCAAGAATGGTTATCAAGTAAAAATCCTGTTCAAAGACGGAAAGAAAAGCCTTTTGGAAGTAGATGATAAGCTGTATAAAGCTATCGTTCAGGCTTGCTTCTAAAAACAAAAAAATCCCCCGTCAGTGCTGCAACACCAACGGGGGAAGTGACCGGAAATCAGGATGAAGTGATTTTTCAGGCGGTCTATACTATTATACCGCCTGAATGTGCAATTTTCAAGAATAGGCGGTGAATGTTATTGAAAAATCCGAATGGGTACGGAACAGTAACGAAGCTGTCAGGGAATAGAAGAAAACCGTGGGTTGTCAAAGAAGGTAAGTCCGGGAAGCAAAAACCCATAGGCTACACCGCAACACGGGAAGAAGGTTTGATTATGCTTGCAAAGTACAACAATGATCCGTGGGATATTGAAACAGACAAAATCACCTTGCAAGAACTCTATGATTTGTGGCTTGAAAAGCGGGCTGTGAAATTGGGTTCATCAAATCAAAGTTCCCTGAAATCTGCATACAAGCATTGTTCCAAATTTGGAAAGGTTCGGTATAACCAAATCAAATCATACCAAATGCAAGATTGCATTGACGAATGCGGGAAGGGCTATTCCACCCAAGGGGCAATTAAAAACCTTTGGGGGCATCTTGACCGTTTCGCAATGGAACTTGATATAATTTCAAAACAGTGTTCAAGCCTGTTGACCTCTGATCCAATCCCGGAAACAACAAAAGAAATCTTCACAGATGAAGAAGTTTCCCGCCTTTGGGAAAATCAAAATTTGGAATGGGTTGATTCAATTCTGTTCTTCCTTTATACCGGGTTCAGAATTTCGGAAATGATAGCCCTGAAAACTTCCAATGTTGACTTGAAAGAACTGACAATGACCGGGGGAACGAAAACGGCGGCGGGTAAAAATCGTATCGTTCCAATTCATTCAAAAATTCAAAGTATAGTTCAGAAACGCTTTGAACAGTCCAAAAGCGGTTATCTGTTTGAGTACAACGGAAAGAAACTAAATCAAAGTCAGTACCGGGAATTTTGGGCTGACATTATGGACAAGCTGCAAATGGATCACACCCCGCACGAATGCCGCCACACCTTCCGTTCACGGTTGGATTCAGCGGGTGCAAACAAGGTGTGTATTGATAGGCTCATGGGTCACAAATCGAAGGGAACGGGTGAACGGGTCTATACTCACAAAAATATAGAAGAACTGCGATTGAACATTGAACTAATAACAAATTAGTAACAAGAAAAGCGGCAACCCCTGAAAAATCAAGGGTTGCCGCCGTTTTTGTGTTTATTTTTTCATATTCAAAATCATTGATTAGCTTCATACTCAACAGTTGCCTTA